ATATTCTCGCCAATGCTGAGCCAAATCCGTTCAGTAGACTGGTAGAGTTCGCAAGACTCTTGGCACCCGAAGCCGCAATATTGAGTGCCGAAGCAAGGTTACCAATTTGCTTTATGGCATCGGTGGCATCGGAGCCAATTTGCAGTTGTAGTTCATCTATTCTCTCGGATGCCATGCTTTTACCTCATAAAAAACAGGCAGGATGTTACTCCTGCCCATTTTGCGTTTCAAAGTTTTTATTAAATGCAGCCGCCCATTCCGAAAACTTCATGAAATCGGATTTTGGCTTTTTCTCCTTTTGCATGGATAAAGGCTTGTCCATATACTCCGCTTTTGCTTTCTTACCTGCCAGTGCCGTAGCAACAGCCGCATAAGCCGCATTGTAGACGTATAAGCCCATCTGCCACATCTCATAGTCCCTACGCTTGTTCTGCATCTCGTCCATTTTGACGTATGGTTGTAAGTCGTTAGGACAACTGTCCCAAAAGTGAGACTCAGGCACTCCAAGCATCAGGAAATACGGTAAGGTTTGATTTAGGATTCGCTCTCGGTAGGTGCTGTAGGAAAGTTCGTCACCTTCTCCATCACCGTCTTCTGATCCATCTCCGTCCTCACCGTCTCCGCTATCTCCTCGGCCTCCGCTGCTCTCTGAACGCCCCTCGCCATTGCGGATAAAAAACCGTTCTTACTCAACTCCTCGTTAAGGTCGTTGTAGAGGGTAGATGCAGACTGCGGATGGTCTTCCGTGGACTCATCCTCATAATCGTCAAACCAGTCAATCAACTGGTCGATACGCATCTGCTTCTCTTCCTCGTTGTTGTAACGGAACTCATCGCTGTGGTACTTCTGTAAACCTGCAAGGAGCAGTTCTGCACAAACCTTGGTGATCCGAATGAAGATAGCCGCAGGAGTGCGCTCCACATCATCATTGATGACATTAGTGACCTTATCGAGAAGATCATCCTGACAAAGCTGTCGATATGTGAAACGCACCCTGTATTCTTTGTTATGAATTTTGAACAGATACATAATTTCCCTCCACAAAAATTATGCTTCAGTGGCTACTCAGGTTGTAACCGCCGAAATCGTGATGGTCGAAGAAGGAGTGCAGACGATGGACATCTCGATCACATCGTTAACGCCGTACTCGTTCACGAACACATCATACATTCCTTCCCATGTAGCCTTGCCCTGACTCTCCGGGAAATCAAGTTCGAAATAGCCAGCGGTTCTCGCATTGGCCTTGATGCTGGTGTAGTCAGCAAGCGTGTAGTTGGCAGTAAATGTCATGGACTCAACAGACTGGACACCAAGCACGAAAGTCTGAGCGGTGTCTTCCAGGTCTGTAGTCTCAATCTGTTCCGGTTCGCCACCAAGCTGCGGAACGCTCTTAATCTTGCAAAGTTTGGTCAGCGAATTTGCGGAAGTGCCAAACTTCAGAATAGAGTTAATAGAAGCATATGCTTTTGCAGACATAGCAACCTCCTAATTATGTGTGGTCAGTGACGGTCACCTAATCGAACCGCCAGTGTTATTTCACTCGCTCAACAGATAGCCTGTGTAGTTCATCGCAAAGCGAGTTATGTACCTGTGGACATTGTTGTTGCGGAACCTCTGTGCGAAGCCTGATGCGTAGAAGCCCATGCCAAACATGATCCTCTTGCACTGTTCTTCCATTGCAAGAGCCTCGGATTCTTTCTTTGAGAAGCACTCGATTTGGATGTTGATGATGATGCCACCTTCATCGTTATCGAGGTTTCTTGCCTGCAACCATGTGTAGTTAGTCATAGGCTTGAAAGCGATCCAAGGGAGTTTCGCTCCAATGTCGTTATTTCCGAAGGAGTGCTGTCCTTCTGTAATCATGCCGGACTCGACAATCTCTGACAGCCACCTTTCGTATATATCTTGGATGGGGTTATCTACTATTGATGCCATGGTACTCAGCCTCCGAACACTCTCTTGGCGATGTCAGCAAACGATTGCTGTATTTCTATGTCTGCTTTGTACATTGGCATCAACGCTTCTGTACCTCTTGACGTTTTCCAATGTCCCGATGTCTCGCTCATGTAGTGCCATAACGGTTGTTTGCCGTGACCTTTTCCGTAAGATCCGATTGTGTAACCAAGTTTTACACCTAACGGATTGGGGGATTGTCCTGCTTCACCGTTGTAGTACACACCTGCACCGAACTCAACAAACATGACATCTTCGCCACGGAGAACAAGTGTCGCAACTATATCTCCACTCAAAGCATTAACTTTAATTTGTGGAACATCAGGGACCGGGGGTTCGGAATCGCCTTCTCCACGAAGATCACCGCTGATAACCTTAAAACCGGCCTCACACAGAGCCTCCACGAACTCACGGTTCTTGTTCATCAGTTGATTTGCGTACTTGTCAACCGTTTTTGCCGCATCTCTGAGGGATTTCTCTGAAAGACCATCAATGACGATCCTCATGACACCTCATCCCCATTCTTTTTGATCAGATAACGTGCCACGGTCCCCATCTTCGTATCCACCTTGCGCTTCAACGTATAGTCGGGATATACCGTAGGACATCCATCTTCATCCAGTACAAGATTGCCTTGCCTGTCGAGTTCCGGTGTCACATCTACCCATACTCTCGTTCCCTCAATCGGATTAAAGTTACGGTCAAACGATGTGATGTACCGATCATAGTCAGGTACGATGCCCACCGCATAGTCTTCGGGAGTACTGCCTGTGGCAGACACCGTACACTTGTGCATCTCAGGCTTAGAGTATGTGGAGACATCATCTATGCCGTCATACGCCTTACTTTCGACAGCAAAATAGCATTCTTGCACTTGTCTCTGTAAGTTTCTCATTTCACCCTCCGAATGATTGCATCCTGCCCAGCCGCCCTAACAGATGCCCCTGCACCGCTGTGGAGGGTCAGCGACACGCTCCGTCTTTATGTGGTAGCGTATGGAACTACACCGTGCATGGTGTATACGCTCCCTTTGCTCTGCCACATTCGGTATAAGCCGCTTTCAATGTGCATTGACTGGAACTCAGCACCCTGTTGAATTGCTTCGTAGAGTGCCAAGTCACAGATGCAACTCTTGTGAGCGGTCATGTCCGCAAGGATAGCCTCATCCGTCCATGTTGACGGATAATGGACGTACTCCTGATATGCAAGGATCGCTCTCTTAGACAGGATCGTGTTCATATCCTTGGGACTGTCGGTAAGGTAGTCATTCAGCATTGTGGTGATTTCATCAAGCAGTTCGTCCGTGATCATTCCTTCACCACCGCTTTCTTCCTGCCGGGACGCTTGACCGTTTTCGGCTTTTCGTCCTTTACCGTATCGGGCTGTTTAGCAGGGGTCTCCTCAACACCGTGCAGTACCACATCGGTTGTCAGATTTTCTCGTTCATTCCTGCGTCTTAACATCATTCCCATGAGTAAACATTCTCCTGTTAGATTTAGTGATCACTGTGTGGACCTCATGTCCAAGCGCAATGGAAGGATCGCAAACAATTTTGTAGCCGCACTGTCTCAACCGCCAGCAAAAACTGAGGTCTTCACCAACAATTCCGATGGGCGAGAACATATAGCCATGAGCCACAAGGACATTCATCAGAACGTCTGTCTTCATGAGTACACATCCAAAACCGCATCCCTCAACCTCGAAGAGTCCGGTAGGGATCTCCCCGAAATCGGCTGTCTCCACACCCATTTTGTTGATGCGGAGCGTTTTTAGCAGTGTTGGGGTCCACGGATGCCGTCTGCGGAAGTACATTCCAGTCAGCACTTTGAGGTTTTTCTCCCTCATCGTCTTCAGCATCATGGTGAGTGTGTCAGGCATGAATGTCATGTCTGAGTCAAGCCATAACGTGTACTCAGCCTTAGATGCTATGGCCTTTTCCGCAAGGGTGTTTCTGCTGTCATAGACCAAAGTACCCATGTTAAGGTGATAGGATAACTCCACACCTTCGGGTGCTTCAAGATCCAGTAAGCACTGAACAAACCTTGCGGAAAGTTGGTCTAAACAAGGTACTGCGATAAATATCTTCATTGCGCTTTATCTTCTCCTATCAGGTCGAAGCAGCCCGTCCAGGCATCTTGATCAATTTGGACTTGTCAAGAACTGTCGTGCAGTAGTGACGATCCGCAGTGATCACAGTGGACTTGTTGATGATGTCTCGATCAGTCTCAACAAGGATCTCTCTCTTGTTGTAGATCGCAATAGCACCGGGCTTCACGATGTAAGAGCAGTTGGCGGTGATCAGCTTGTTGGAGACAACAACCTGGCAACCATAGATCATGCCGACAGTGCCACGGATGATCGCATTAGCACCAACCTCAGTGCCGGGAATCCAACCGTTAGCCTTGCGAAGAGTCTGATAACCAACAGGGTTGGTCAGGAGAACCTTGGGGCCATCGATGTCTTCACCGAACAGAGTCAGAGCATCAGCGATGCCGTCAGCGGAAAGAGCCGCAGCATCAGTGGTCATCGAAGCAGAAGCACCAGTTCCCATCTCAGCGAGAACATTGTTGTCAACCGCAGAAGCGATAGACAGGGCAATCTGATCGACAGCCTCACCTACGGGATCGCCGTAAGAACTGAGGATGGCCTCATCGGTGATCTGAACGCCGATGCCCACCTTGCGAATAGTAGCGGTCGTGGTCTGCTCGGTCAGCTTCTTGATCGGGATGTCTGCACCTTCGTCAACGGTTTCGGCCAAGCCCAGGAAATCATACACCGGAAGCGTGATTGTGCTGCCCGGACGTCCCTCAAGGTTGTTGTAAACTCTGGCAAGAGGGGCAAACTTGATCGCATCGACAAGTTTCTTGTTAATTCTGTCGCCGATTACCTGCGGATTAAACAGGTCGGCAAGGTATGTTCCGTAAGTTGTA